TCATCTTCACCAGGAAGATACCAGCGATTTTCATCATAATTCCAATGGCGACTATCATAGATAGTAAATGCCAACATTCGACGTAGGAAATTAAATTCAATATGAAGCCCACCGTGATCCGCGCCAATAGGATTGAATCTAAAACAGAATCCTAAAAGTTCGTTGCCCATCTTTGAACACTGAATTTCCCAATGCTTGGTGCCCCAAAGATCGCCATCCTTGTAGAAATAATCTTTGCCAGCACCTTCTTGTTTACGGGGCCACGACAGACTGAAATTAAGGTTAATCATGAATTTCTCCTTTGCAGTATTATACAGCAAAGTCTAAGAAGTTGCAAGAAAAAGATAGGCTCCGAAGAGCCTATCAAGTGCAGCTATGCTACGTTATTATGTTACGAATTTGACTTAAGCCAAGCCAGAATGTTTTCTGGAGCACTTTCACCGTAGGGATCAGTTGGGCAATTATCTTCCTGACCAGGCTCAACAAACAGGTGTTGAATTTCACCATTTTCTACAACTGCGGCATAGCGCCAGCTGCGGCGGCCGAACCCTAGGTTATCCTTATCAACAAGCATACCCATTGCTTCGGTAAACTTGCCTGAACCGTCAGGAATAACCTGAACATTTTGGATATTCTGTTGCTTTGCCCATGCATTCATTACAAATGCATCATTAACGGAGATACAGTAGATTGCATCAATACCGAGATCTTTGAACTGTTCGAAATTGTTTTCAAATCCCGGAAGCTGATAAGTTGAGCAAGTAGGAGTAAAAGCACCTGGAAGAGAAAATAGCACAACTCGCTTTCCATGAAAATAATCAGCAGTAGTCATGTCCTGCCAACGATATGGATTAGGTCCTTCGATCGAATCATCACGGACACGAGTCTTAAAAGTTACATTAGGTACATTTTCTAACATTATTATTCCTTGAAAGTAAAAGGGGGCTTTGCGCCCCCTTTTAAATTAACTCAGAAACGGAAGCCAACGCCGCCGATGACGTCATTAGACTTGGTAGCACCGAAGTCTTCGTGACGGTATTCAACCTTGGTGTACACTGGACCAGCAATATTGAGTTCAACGCCGCCGCCAACACGGAGACCGTCGAGGTCGTGACGGGCAAGATTGCGATAGTTGGCATAGCCGGCCTTTGCGTATACAAGTGCGTGGCTGTTGAGCTTTGCGCCGAGACGTGCAGCAACATTGATGTTGCGACGGTCAAATACGTTATCGAGGCCTGCTTCTACACCAGCAACAACAGGACCAACGCTGACATCATAGCCTGCATCAACGCCATAGTTGAAGTTAGTGCGGTTGTTTGAAACATCTGCATAACCAGCAGTTACTTCAACGCGAGGACCTGTGAAAGCGTCCTTTGCCATTGCCGGTGCGGCAAAAAGCGTAGTAGCAGCAACGGCTGCGAGTACAAGATTCTTCATTTTAATATTCTCCATTTATTTCTATGTATTACACAGGATCCGCTTTTTTCATAATCGCTGAAATTTATGTTGCGGTAAGGATCCTAAAACTTGTTAACAGGATGCGCCTTTTGACTTCGGAAGACTAAACTCTTCTACTATTCGGAGTAGCCCTATTCAAGTTTTCCTTGACTGAAGTAGGCGTAGAACGAATGTTCGACCCTGACTAGCTGTAAAGTACCTGAAGGTACTACGAAGTTGTTGCTGAAATCATCCTTTAAACTTTGTATGCCATCATTATAGCAGTCCTAGACAACATTGTCAAGAACTTTTTTAAAACTTTAGCAAATTAAATGCCATCAAAATATCCCGCTTGTCCTCGTCAATAGGATAAACGGCAATGGCAGTCTGTTCACCGTTATTGAGATCAGGCTCAATAAACGATTCATACTTGATACCAAACGTAACAAGAATCTTTTCCACAGCTTCAAGTGCTTCGAGGTTGCGAACGCCCACGCAAGTAAAATACGTGTTGTTAGGGTCTGCATCCTTGCCCAGCTTAGAGCCTAGCTTATATGCAACGTGTGCAGTCTGCACAAGCTGATACTCGCGGAAGATATCCTGCCGGGTAAAGAAGTAAGCATATTTTTTCATGTGCGAATTATAACACCTTTTATAAGGGTTGTCAATAAGAAAAAGTGGCCCGTTCTGTTTCTAGGTGGAGCCGTACCCAGGAAATCATGCCGCTAGGGCAATATCCATAGTTGAATTATCATTTGCAGATACTTCTATTTAGTCTATATGCGACTAACCAATCAGTCTAGGCGTTCCTATGCAATGCAAATCGATCCCAGTTCATCCCCATCAACTATACTGAAGGTGTAGACAGATGAGCAATGTCAAAACATACTATTTCGTCTGGTACATGCAATCAGTATAGATGGTGGAGATGGGCGGAGTCGAACCGCCGTCTTTACATCTTTCAGTCAGCTTTCAAACAACTGATAACGTACTTATACACGATTTACAAAATCGTGTCAAGAAATAATTTGAACCATGAAGTTTTTAGATTTCTTTTTGAACTCTGCCTGTTCACGATCCATCTCAATCCTGCGAAGCAGCAATGGATCGTTAGGCTTGATCACATACTTGTTTTGTTCAAGCACTGTCTTGAGGCGTTTTTGTTCATCGGTGTAGGAATGCATCAACGACTAGTCTTTTAAAGTATTATTGATACCAGCAACGCTGTTGTAAAATTGCACGACCAAACTGATCGAGCACATAGTTGCCGTATAAATCACGAACATATTCATTTTGACAAATATATTGCCTCTGCGGAGGTGTCTCATAAACCGGTCGATCGTCTGTGTGAACAGTTCCAGAAATGATTCCGCCAATGACTAAACCGCCAAACAATGGTAAAACCCAATCTCCGCGGTCACGATGTTCATGACGTTCAAATCCACTGTGCGCTCGCCCGGCAGCGCCGCGGCCATCTGCAAATGCAGGTGTAACAATCATTGACATTGCAGCAATAGCAGTAATCAACTTTTTCATATTCATGTCCTCTGACTATTGCGTATATTTAACATTAAATTTCGTCTCTAAACCACTTTTCGGCAATTTTTTGATGAATCGGAAAACACAGTTTGACTTGATCATAGGTCCACATAACACCTAGTTGCAGGTTTTCCTCACACACTGATCCATATGACCATTCTTCAAAGGACATAATCCGATCTGTTTTAACAGCGATAACCATTTGTCCCCATGTGTTTTGTTCACTGTACACAATACTAGCTCGACCAGGAAGTTCGAGACCAGTTTCCTCCATAAACTCACGCCGGGCAGCTTCTACTAAGCTAGTGTCCTGCATATCTACGAATCCACCAATAAAAGCCCATTCACCTGCACCCGGGTTACGAGCACGTTGAGCAATAGCAAGTCCTTGCCTACTAAAATCTCTAGCCCATACTGGCTGCAAGACAAATGTTACAGGGATCGGGTTTTTCCAAGCGATATCGCCGCAGGAGTTGCAAGTACGTGGCCAATTTAGATCGGCATATTCTGCACCGCAGCTACCACAAAATTTTCTATTACTCATTGATTCCTCGTCTAATTGATATCTACAGAATAATAAACAGATTTTGTTAGTTTGTCAATCTAATTACCATGGTAGAGGATCAATTACTGGCTTAGTTATCGGTGTAATTGAACGCCGAAATGAGTCCAACGCATCATTTTCTACGTTAGACTTTGTTTCGTCACCTAAATAATCAAACACCCATCTAAGAACCGTTTGTTCAGTAAGTTGTTCATAGGGAATAAATTGAGATTCAGAATCTAATTCAATACTGGCATTCCCCGATAATGTCACAGGACCATTTACCCCATCCGACGCTGTACAATTCCATCTTACAAAATATACAACTTTTGATAATCCATCTACATCTGGTGTATTTTGCATAAATTCTATTGACCAATTTACTGTTGACATTTTTCTATTTCCTTACTTCGAAGTTGCTCTAAACACGCCGTCCCATTCTTTTGGTCTCGGAGGGTTCTTTTGAATTTCTTGAATACGATCAGCCATCATATCGTAATATGCAGTAAGCTGGCCGCCCCAAATGCCGCGCATTGCTTGTGCCATAGCTAGTGCCCTATTCCATGCACCTAGTCTATAAACATTCAAGAACTTTTCATGTGCGATTTCCGCTCTCTCATCAAACTTTTCTAGCACAGTGTACACCTTTACTGGTTCTGTCTTTCCCTTGACGGCGAGTAAGTCGAGCTCAACGACTTGGTATGTATCTCGTACATACTCGGCGGTTTTTGGTCCGATGACAATTTTGACCCCGTAAGGCTTTGATTGACCTTCCAAACGAGATGCCAAATTGACCCCATCACCCAAGCAAGTATAATCAAAACGCTGGTCACTGCCCATATTACCGACAACAACAGTATCAGTATTAATACCGAGACCCATTCCAAAAGCGGGGATTCCTTCTGCGGTAACTTCATTGTTAAATTCCTTTAATGCTTTCAACATCTGGAATGCAGTTCTAACAGCATCTTTAGCATGTTGTTCATTGTTAACAGGAGCATTCCAGAAAGCCATCTGCGCATCACCGATGTACTTGTCCAGTGTACCCTTGTTTTCAAGAATCGCTTTGGTCATTGCTGTCATATAACGATTCATAATCTTAGTTAGTCCCTGTACATCCTTGCCGTAGTGTTCTGAAATTGTAGTAAACCCACGAACGTCAGTGAACATGATAGACAACTCTTGTTCGGTACCGCCTAGCTGTAGCATATCTGGATTGCGCTGCAACTGCGCAACAAGATCCGGTGACAAATATGTGCCAAACTGTTTCTTAATTTGTTGCTTCTGAAGGAACTCATTAATGAATTTAACTGAATAAACGTGTAAATAAATGACTAGTGCTGCTAGGAAGTTAAAGGATATATCGAATAATATTTTATTGTGGTTAAACATATAAACAGGCGCATATACATAACCTGCTAGAAGTATACCAATCCAAACAATAGAATATCTTACATTAGACAATCCGATAACTGCAAGAGAAAGAAAAGCAAATGCCGCAAGATCAACAAGACCAACCCAATTCGGAATCGAAACAGAATCTCCATTTAGAAGAGTCTGGAGAATACTGGCCTGAACCTGATGGGGCATTTCGGCACCAGCCGGAGTCGCTACGGGATTTGCAATTCCGCTCGCAGTCACACCAAGTAGAACGATCTTTCCATCGAGACGAGGAATATTCTCGCCTACTTCAAACGATGAGAATACGTAATTCGGGTTATTAAAAATACGCCCATATTCATCAGTGGAGATTTTACCAAACTGTGGAACACGAACCGCCTCAACTCCCGTCTCATTTATCTTCGCTTGATAGCTTGGATCGCCTGCGGCAGTACGTAGAAGCTCTAAAGCAAACGAGGGATAGTATTCTCCAGCTGATGTCGCTAACATTGGAACTCGACGAACAACACCGTCCGATTCGGGAAGAGTCGATGTTATTCCAACGCCTGCGGCAGATTCTTGAAGACTTGGAATATTATCGAGCACACATGGATAGTTTGGAAGAAAGTCTGTTGGCTTACCGTCTCCAACAACTGCGACGCCTGTTCGACGAGTAGCTGCGTTATTGCGTGTGCAATCTGAGGAAACTGTCTGACTTAATACTACTGGGTAATTTTTAAGTGATGCTGCGAAAGCATCGTCACCGTTAAATCTATCTTTTTCAGGGTATAACATAGTGCTACCGACGAGGCCAGCATGACCAGTACCGTACAGATCAGAAATAATTTTCGCATAAGTGTCCCTTGGAAATGGATATTGACCATATTTGGCCAAGGCTTTTTCACCAATATTTGCAATTACAATCTGTTCACTATGAACAGGTTTACCTAACATTAGATAGTCATAGAATTTAAGTTTCATTGCATCAACTAGATACGGGTTTGACAGTTTAACCACCAACAGCAGCGCAAAGGTTAGTATCGCTAACCAAGGGCTTAACAAAACTTTTCTTAAATTCTTCATCACGCTATCCTTAATGCTTTACATAGGAGTATCCTGTGCAAGGTCCAGAGGTACACGTAATGCTCATTGACGCACTGTCAGCGGTGGTAGCATTATCTTGAACAACTGTTACTCCAACGTTAGCACTATTTATAGTTAAAGAGAATAACTTCTGTGCTGCGCCGGCCTGTGTAACGCTTACGGTATTTCCGTTGGTGGGGATGTTTAATTCAAGAAAATGATTAGCATTGCCCTGCTGTGTTGTAGTAATTGAGTTGTTGCTACCACTAACTTCAATAAATGCACTTTTGCCCGCAGTTCCGGATTGGGTGACATTGGCAGAATTAGTGCTACCATTAATATTTGCTTCTGTATAATTCGAAGACGTTTGTTGATTAATGGACAATGTATTGTATGAACCTATTATAGAGGCTTCTAACAAATTATTATATCCAGGAACCGTAGTGCTTCCTTGTTGCACATTCATGGTATTATAGTTACCATTGATCACAGCAGATTGTGCTCCATTAATACCTCGTATCACATTGTAATCACCTGTTTGTGTTATAGTCACATTGGTATTATTTCCATAGTTTTGAATATATACAGAATTATTTGTCAACGACACAGTCTGTGATATTTTAACAAGTTCTTGAGTAGATACTGAAGCACTAGGTAATGGCGCTCCCCCATCTCCGAATGCTTTTGGATTTGGCATCGTTGTTACATAATCACTATTTGGTATTAACGTGATAGAACCGGATTGATTCCAAAATAACTCTACTGCGGCGCCGCCGCCATTTTCATAATACCACACGTCAAACGCATAGGTTTGGCCGCCTTGCAGGGTTATAGAACCGCGCCCGTTCCAATTTGCTGGTCCTTGTTCTTGCCAATTACTAATAACTCGCGAACCGTTGACATTTAAAATAAATCCGTCATCGGAATAATCATAAAATGTAATAGTCTGCGATCCAGAACCAGGAACAGTAATGTATCCGGTGAAGTGTATTTCAACTCCGTCTTCTAGTCCGGAATTCATAACAATTCCTGTTCCCCAGTTGTAATTGATGTTAGTAGTTGTTCCAGAATTTAATGCCTGACCGCATCCGAAACAAGGAGTAGGTCCACCTGCGCGGTATACCTGATAGTTAACATCCGCAAAAGCTCGTGGAGTGAATAACATTAAACATAGAACAAAAATCAAGAGCTTATTAAAGGGTTTCACTTTGGCGGTGCTCCTCGCTGAATAATAGTAATTGTTCCATCGGGTCGTCCCGTACCCGGAGTAGGCCAGTGATGATCGGAGAAATTAAATCCGCCAACAATTCCATCTTGTTCTGTTGTTATTTCTACTTTGGTATTTTTAGGTAAAATGATAATAGATTCTTGTAATTTACTGTCAGAAATTGTAGTATATGTCCAACCGATCTGGATTAATTTCTTACTAAGCAAGGGATCAACGTCCGTATACACTGTTTGTTTTAATTTTTGTCCCGGATTATACTCTACGTATACGGCTTGGAGTTCTGGCTGTGTAGGTGGATTGGCTATAGCAGCAGCAACCATTTCTACATTATCTGTAGTATTTAAATCAGGCTCTGCGTTTTTATCAGCAGCATTACCCGCCGCATTGGTTTTTTTGAATTCTTTTTTTGCTGACTGTTCTAGGCTTGTACCATCCGAGGTAGGGGGCGTTGCAATCTGCAATGAGTTGTTTAATTGCCGGGAGTTAAGGCTAACTGTTTTCGGTGGTGTCGGAGATATATTTGCGCTATCTACTACAGTGGCTTGGAACGGCTTGTTTAGAGTAACTTTTCCAGTAGCGGTAGCAACTTCGATTTCACCTGTTGGACAATCTGCGATTAGCTTATCCGGATCTTTTTCATCATAACAATTTGGCAGCAGAACAACCATAGTTCTACCAATCTCGTCAACACTCATGATAAAATCTGTACCACGTACACCAATTGTGGCAGTAGGTGAATGAATATTTACTGCTCCGGGATTGTTATGAGCAATTGCACCCGATGCATAGCGTACAGTGCCTAGTGCAACTTTAAGTCCTAGCTTACCTTTATTTGATTTTCCGCCATCGAACACAAAATCATCTATTACTAATTTGCTATTTTCTGTAATACTAACTGTGGTTGCATCCACAAACGTGATTTTAAATTTTCCTTGACTATTAGTAGAAACAGTATCATTCTTTTCAATGCCTGCACCTTTGGCAGCAGGCATGGCCCGGGCAGCACGTTTAATCTGCCCGGCGCCTTTAAACTCTGTTATTGATCCAATACCGGCATAAGCAGGCACTGACAATAACATCAGTAATAATGCTAATAGTTTACTTGCCTGTTTTAATGTTGATCGTACCATTTGATCCAACACTTGTTAAATTAATAATGGTAGAATTTGGTCCATACTGTTGAGTTGTAACATTATTATTTGATCCAGTTACATTTTCATATAAACTGTGTCCATACATGCCGCCGATGTCAGATTGGGTAGCGTTAACAGTGTTGTAACTGCCATTGTATACCACAGTCTGGGAAGCATTAGGAGAGGTAACATCCATATTTAAAGTATTGTTACTACCAGTTACATTTACAGTATTGGTGATGTTCGCTGCTGCACCGTGAAATACATAAGAATTGCTATCCCCAGTGAATAATGCGTTCATATTAAGATTGTTACATGATGCTTCGTTTGTGCCGTTACCGCAACGAACAACAGCAGAGTTGCTATTACCAATCTGTCGTAGGGTTACTGTTGCTAATCCCAATGCTCCTGTATCAGAAACAACAGATGCCAATACTGAGTTACTATTTCCTGTTTGAATTACAGTAACGGTTTGATTGTCACCTCTTAGATAAACAGGGTCACTTAATGTACCTACTGTGTTAGTTTGACCAGTTTGTTGGACGTTGATATTGACGTTAGAACCTGCTTGATTGATATAAACTCGGTTTGTTTGTGCAACTGCATCTGCTTCTGCCTGATTAGGTGAAGTAGCAACAATTGCTGGTGGCGATGGCGGTGTAGGCACAGTTGCCACTGATTGTGCAAACGCAGGCGATGCAAATAATACTGTGGTAAGTAATATTGATTTTAATAGTTTCATCTTGATTGCTCCTGTGGCTTAGCCTTAAAACGCCAAAGCCCTTTCCTTTCTCCCTGCTTTATTAGCTCTACAACTCCTGTCTCTATAGCAGACCGTATTGCATAGCTGGCTGGCTCATTTCTAGTTTGTTGACCGTCAACTTCAAATGCCTTTGTGCCTAGATCAAAAAACTCAAATGCAGTAATACCTTCAGAAGTAGATAGCACAGTTTTTTCAACGGTTACTGTCTCTAGAATTTCTCCAGTTTGTACAGACACTAATCGTAAACTAATTACTACCTCGTCCTGAATGTACTGTGTATTTGGACCAATTCCTAGAAATCTAACACCATTGCCTCCGGTCTTAACATCGGAGTTATAGTCAATAATGCCACCTTCTAGGAGTACACCCGCTACCATCAGGGGAGGTAGCGGTGCTGCTTTGTCGCCGCTCTCTAATTCACGCATTTGACGAATCAATTGGCGTTCTTTAATTAGAGAATCAAGCGATACTCTTTCTACAGGGCGAAACCACTTTCCGCCACCGGAATCTTGTAGGGTTTTTACCACGTAGGCATCTGCACCTTGTGTAACAGCAGTCGAAAACGACGACACTGTTTGTGAAGGTTTACGTTGTCCTGTCTTATCTGTAAAACTGTAAACTGCGATAGGAATCGGAACACCATCTAATTCTGGAAGATTTGCCCAAAGTTTTGGATTAGTGTAAGTGCTAACAGTAGCAGGAACAGGATTCAAATAGGAATGATTTAGCCTAGGACCAATTCCGCCCACGCATCCGGATAATGCAAATAATAGTGGTAATACTATTAACTTTTTCATCTTAACTCCTTAAAACGCGAATGTTGCAATTGGAACGGTCACTACCGTTTGGTTCCCAGACGAATCGACAACAGTTAATGTTACATCGTTGTTTGATTTGACATAGCTAATTGTGTTACCATCTAACTTGAATGTACCTGCAGTCGACGACCCAGGAGCACCGCCGAAAAGGTTGTTGCTCAACTGCGTTGCTAACTGTGAATATACCTGACTAGTAAATAGGTTAATAAACTTAGCCATTGGAGTGTTTGCGGCAGCGGTCGCAGCAGCTTGTGCGGCCGCATTTTGAGCATCGATTAATGCTTGTTTTCTCGATTGTTCTTCCTGTTGGATTGTTACAACGTAACTACCCCAACCTGCTCCACTAAACGCAGGGTCTTTAAATTGTTGTGTTAAATCACCAGCGAAGGCAGGACTACTTAGTGTTAATAGAATCAGTGCTGCTAGAATCTTTTTCATCTTTACCTACCTCCTTTTTACCTTCAGAAGAGAACACAAATTCAATCTTCAGTATCTTTAACATTTCTATTTTTAGATTTATGTACACTGTGATCCTCCTCTATCTGTAGCACTACGCTCACTTTTTGCTGTAATCTTATTAAATCATTGTCTAACATACGAATTCGATCAATTAGCGCAACTAGAACTACGTTTGTCTCACCAATTAATGGCATCAATCGTTCAGTAACGAACTTATAAATGAAGTACACGAAATACCCCATTCCCACAGACGAAACTATCGGAAAGCCATATTGCTTAATCAATAATGCTAATTGATTTGGATCCATTAGTCTCTTCTCGCATCATTCTTGCCGTCGGCTCGTGCGATACGATCGAGATCCGGTCTTAGTCCCAATGCCGAACTTACGGTGGCATCGATACGAATCATATCATGATTCATAGTTCTAACTCGGTTGTCTAGCGCAGTGATAATTCCCTGCATGCCTTTAATAGCTTTAACAACGCTTTCGAGAATGTAATTGATTACGAAATAGACAAAGACGCCGCCTCCTATAGCCGCAACTATAGGAAATCCGACGTCTCCGATTAATTTAAAGATTACATCACTATTCATACACGCTTATTTAAAGTGTACGATAATGAAATTAAATGTATAGTTAAGTGGTGAACTACGTAGAGCGTATGCAGCCTTCACCTAGCCTCAGGAGCCTCTCACACCAGCAATCAACTACGTTGATTTACCTCTATCATATAGAGTATTTAAGCACCTTTGTGTGGACGAAATATTCCGGAAATTTGGCCTTTGCCGGATGCACTTAGTCCGCTCGGCCACGACACTGTTACTGCACTGTGACCAGGATTGTTGTTTCCAACTGACCCGCCTTGATTGCCTCCGATAAATGTATAATTTCCCGGACCTTTTACTTGATAAATGAAATTTACGTGATGGAAATTCCAATACACAATATCCCCTGGCTGACCTTGATTAATAGGAACAGGAGTTGCACTCCATCTTCCGGGATTTGATGAAATTGCCTGAGAACTTGCTTCCGGGCACCATTTATAACCGCAAGATTTAAGAGCAAAATTAACAAATCCCATGCACCATGCCGGTTGATCGGTTTTAAACAGTGCATTTCCTGATAGCCCCAGAGATTTCCAAATGTTTGCAATATTTGGATTACCAGGAGTTGAAACAATTGTTCCGTGTGCGGGGTTAACTCGAGACCAAGCCCCCGAAGCCGCTTCCTTTACTCTAGCTTCTAACCAGGGAATTAAATCCCCACCAGTTGCTGAAAGATCTACGGCTCCGGGAGTATTAGTTAACGGTGATGCAGAATCACTTGATCCGACAGGTCCACCGTTCGCAGCTTCTTCAGCAGGGGAAGCAATTGAACTTGCTGCAAATTCGTCGGCGGCGGCTTGATCTACTGTTGATTGTGCGGCAGGAACACTGGCAGAAGCGGCACTTCCTGATCCTGCCCCATACAATACAATAGGAACATTATTTGAAAATACAGTAGGTGATTGATAAAGATCAGTAACGTCAGGACTTGTACTCGACTGCTGCGGTTTACCATCTGTAATCCATGGTGTACTCATAATATTCCCTTATAAAACTATATTTACACTAATGTAAGACCAGTAGTCCCTTGAAGGTATTGAGTCTGCATTTCCTTGACAGTTTCGGCGATCATAATCACCTTGTCCTTGTTGATCTTGAATGCCTTATCAACACTGGCAGTAAAAGTCCACTGTTGAAGGCCCAACCCCTGCTGACTCATAACAAGTACAAGAGGGCGATGGATTGAATAATAATCGTCACCGATTTCAATGAGCTTACCGATAAGCTCTTCGCCAGTTACAATCTTTAGTGTGACGACTTCGCCTACGGCGATCCCTTTAGTAATAATCATGGTAGTTTCCTTACAAACTCTTCAAATTCTTTGATATCTTGCAGTGCTTGGTCAACATCTGGGAAATGTTCTTTAATAACTGCCCAGCACTGTTCGGCAACAATTCGATGTTCTTTCTGTGTTGCCTTATC